CGCTGATGGTTGTGGCTTCAACGTCAATCGTTTGATGCTGTTGCTCCTCGATGATGTCGAGAAGGCTTTGCAAATACGGATGTCGCATTGGCTTAGTGGAATTGAGTGGATATAAAAAAAGGGGCTCATCACCCCATGAAGTCTGAGCAGTCGAATGACCTCTTAACAGACAGCCTCGGTGCAACAACAGTTGCCGTGTATCGGACCGTAGTGGACGCGTTGGTTGCCGCGCCTTGCGATCCGATATAGGTACTTAACCGCATGTGTTGGCTGAGTGCAAGTGTTGATTTGTACACTTCCGATTGTCTTCAGATTTGGAGAAGCGAGCGCTGATGAGAGATCAAAAGAAAACCCCCTTGCTTGCGCAAGAGGGCTGTGTCCTGTGTGATTGGTTGAGTGGAATTACTTAGCCAACACTAAAGACTGGATGATGTCATTGGTTGATGGATGTGGAAGCTGATCGAACTTCTTAAGCAGCTTGGTGTTGCCTCTGAAGTCATCGGGCACCCACAGCTCGATGAACACGTTGTCTTTGTTGCTGGCCAGTTTGGTTTCCCACTGATGGGCAACGTCTGCGCACTTGTCGCAGAAGTCATCCTCTGTCATTGATGCCGGTTGATTGACCTTGGCCAGTACACGTTGGAACTGGTCGGCTACGTCAACGAAATAGACAGTGGTCATGGATGTGATGAGGTTGATCACATGTCCATCTTGCCGCTGTTATTGGCTGAGTGCAACCACTGTTGCAATGCTTAACAAAGAGGTGAGGGATGCAGCCGCTCACGCGCTGTCACTGCTCTGGCCATCCCTCGGTGGCGAGTAACGTCCATGAAGTCAAAGGACATGTGCTTGCGCACCCGCTCAGTCTACTGAGTGCAAGTGAGGAAACGAGGCTGTTTGGACAGTAATAACTCGTGAGGCATTTCACCTCACTTGTCATGCCATTGGATGAGGCTGAGGTATTCACGCTGCATTGGATCAACGAACCATTCCTCTTCAAGTGCAAGCACGTCTCTAAGCCTCTCTGTGGCCTCTGAATCGATGTCCATGTCCAATCCATCAGGCACGTCCTCTAAGAGGGCTTCCATGCGCTTGTAGATGTGAGCTATGGATAATTTGATTGACTTCTGCATCTGTTGTTGATGCTTACTAGAATTGTTTCGCACAGATAATCACAAATATACGGAAGCAATGTGGTCAGGTGCCTGAGGCTAGTACTGATGTACTACTCCTGCCCTTATTGCAATTGAGAATCATTCGCAATAGCTGAGAACCCTTGGTATCACTGGGTTGTGCTATTGCAATTGAGTCGCATTATCAACAACGTTAGACCGGGAGACTAACGTGCGAATGCCCAGATCCCTTGCGGCGCAAGGGTTTTGCGCACCCCCACCCCCCTTCGATTCTCAACAAGGGGGGCATGGGGGGTAGTACATCTGCACCAATCTCGCGTATAGGTAACAGAAATTTCTGTCAAAATACTCCGAGATCAATCCCACATAGCAGCACAAACTGTGGGGAGTTCTTTTCTCAAGATGTCCCTAGCTTCTAGCGCTAGTTGTTGATGTTCGAGCTGTGTTCCATTCCCACACCGAAGATCAATCCAGTGCAGGTATGAACGCACAGACCCTGCCATCAGCATCCTAGTCGGAGTAGCCAAAGGAAGGACATCCCTCGCACACTCCTTAGCGACCCCACGAGACAGCATTTCCCGGTAAAGGTCCTCTGACTCAGCGAAGAGGCTTGCAGCACGCCTGTAAAGCTCCTGAGTGGTCTCAGGGGCCAGATCATCGATGCTGTTCTGCCTGTTCTTCTGGTCTTGCCGTCTGAGGTGAGGCGGCTTAGCGAAGTCCATCAGAGACACATCCGCATAGCGCTGCGAGAACTCCTGGAAGCGCATCGAAGAATGCCGAAGGACTTGAGCTGCCACGCTTCTAGTGGTGTTCAATTCCATAACCACATGAGCCATCTCTAGAGGGCTCCAGTGTTTATGTTTAATCAAATATCGAATCAATTTCTCATTGTCGCGGTTTTCCTGGTTTGCAGGATTACTTACACGAGCACAGTAACTAATGATGTATTCTGCATCAGGAGTAATTGATACTAATTTAACAGACATAGAATAGTAGATATAATAACTAATAAAGGGAGTGCCTTGATTAGCTATTTAGGATGTTTGCGGTAAAAACTACCCCCCTATAGTCCCCCCATTGCGGGTTGATATAGAGGCTTGATTGAGCTGATTTATGGAGTGGTGTCTAAGCGAGGAACTACCAAAACCTTCTTAGACGCGGGGTATGTGTGGCGTAGGGGAGCGGCCCCCGGTCGGAACACAGGGGCCATCTCACACCGCAATATCCACACAGAGAGGCACCACTCTCTCTGTATAACTGGTCCCAATGGTCATTGACGGGGCGGAGTCCAGTCATAGACAGGCCTAGAAGCCGCTCTAACGGTCTTGAAGCTACGTCCGAGGGCCAAGGCATCTGTGGCCTCATGAGGGGCCTCTTCAAAGGCCTTCTGCATGGCAGACCATTCCTCGTGCTTACGCAGGGCTTGCTCGCGTGTAGCGGACAGAGCCATGGCATCGGTGAAGAACTTGACGCCTTGCGCGAGGCAGTCGGCCCTGTCGTCATGTCTTAGACAGCCGCGTTCTGCGGTGAGCATCCCTAGCTGCCTGAACAGCATGTAGTCCAGGCGCTTCTCAGCGGGCTCATTGGGGTTAGACGCGTAGTCCCAGTCCACAACCTTCGGATCCATGACCAGCTTGTGTTGGTTCAGGATCGGTTCAAGAGCCGCAATGATGCGGGCTTCTTTTTGAGTGGTAGCGCGTACCTCTTCGATGTTGGCGCTGAGTTGCTGTTGCTGAGCGTGTCGCTTGAGAAGCTCGCCTACGAGGCCGTCACCGAAGTTGCTTTCGCAAAGTACGGTTGTTGCGTTATATCGCTTGGCGAGTCTGATGATGCTTGAGAGGGTGTCATCTGAGTAGCCGTCGCGAAAGGCTTTCATGTCCCTAAAGAACACATAGCCATTAGCTTGACTAAGGACAGCGGCAACACATTCGTCTTGTCCACGCCCGGCAGGATCGACCGATACAATTGTCTCGCTATACGGAACTGCTCCTTCGTCAATAAAGAGGGGTCCATAGAAACGGTCGTTAGGTAGACCGACAGCAGGGAGGTCCTTAAGGCAGTACCGAGGATCAGCGGACCAAACATATCTTTCAGCACATTCGTTGCCTAAAGGTGTAACAATAAAGTCCTGAAGTTTGAGCGGAAACTTCTCGGCGTCAGACAGGGTTGTGTCTAACTGGAACTGCAACATATAGTTGCTTCGTCCCATCGCCGACTCACGCTCGATAAGATCGTGGTCAGAGAAACGTGTATCTGTAGGGGTCCAGGCTTCTACACCTTTCTCGATGTCGTCAGTCAGCTGGGGAGCTAGCAGGCCTTCGTAGTTGGCCATGTCCCTAGGGTATCTAGAGGGCCAGACAAAAGGCCTATAGCCCCGCTCTGCCAGGCGTCTGTAGATAGTAAATACTGATTGCGGCGTGCCCAAAAATGCAATTCGAGATTCTTCAGAGGGTGTCAAAATTGACTCACCTTCTGATACCAGTTGGAGCAACTTTGATCTAAGGGCGTCCGTATTTGAGTTGGATGGGACCTCCACATCATCGTAGATGAGAAGATCGGCACGAGCCCCGGTCAGCTGGGAGGTCACGCCTGCTGAGCGGCATGACGGGGCCTGGTGAGGTTTAGCCGGGCCAACGTCGAATGAGATCCGACTCCACCTCTGGTCGTCGCTTTTCGGTCCCAGATGGTTTAAGAAGGAAATATCGAGAATGCATTTCTGTGTAAAAATCGCAAAGTTGTCGGCACGCTCTTTGCTTGCCGATACCACCATGATTTTCTTGTCCGGATCTTTGTAGAGAGTCCATAAGCAGAAGCTAGAAGTAATCCAACTCTTGCCACAGCCACGGAACGCTTGGATCTGTAATCGCTTAGGTCCGTGCTGCAGATATTCAGCTATCGCAAGCTGAGCACGAGTCGGACGCGGTAAGCCAAGCTCACGCCACATCAACGTAAGAAAGACGCGGAAGTCGTCGCGGATTTTTTGGTCTAACTCTTGGATATTCATGCAAAAAGCCGCCAGCCTTTCGACTGGCGGTCACGATCACGAATCAGCTGACAGTGATGGTCAGAGCCTCTTCGTAGGTTTGAGAAGTGCTGTCGGTAACGCGGACGCGGATGGACAGGGTGCCGGCAGAGGCAGCGCCGCCCGTGTAGGTCAGAGCAGTACCGGTGATGTTGAAGACACCGTTGTTGGTGGAGCCGGTGCCAGAGACCAAGGCAAAGGTCAGGTTGCTGGCTGCATCAGAAGCGGTTGCAGACAGAGTGCCCACAGCTACAGGAGTGCCCGAGCCGTCAGCGCCAGTGCTAAGAGCGGCGCTAGATAGAGCAATGTCTGTAGGAGCGTTAGAAGAGAGAGCGCTAGAAGCACCACCAATAGAGCTGGCAGTGACAGCATTAGCCCTTGCAATGCAAGCATCAAGGATTGCAAGTACGTCAGAAACTTTGCTGGAAGTAGTAACGCCTGCGAGAGCAGTGTCTGCGGTGGAGTCAATTGCGACGGAGCCATAAGAGGAAGCAGTGTAGGTGGTTTCAACACCATCAACGGT